AGAATAAGGAGGCAATATGCCAGAATATTTTAACTCAACTGCTCAAACAAGGGCTGCGGTTCAATCCTCGAAAACTACGAAGTCTTACGGCACTCCTGTTGGACCACGAGGCGTGGTACAAGGCAAAGATACTTCTAAACCGCAAGGACACGTTCCGATGCATAAAAGACTTAAAATGGGTCAACAACCATCTGAAGTTTTTAACGGAGTGAACGGAAAAACCGGTGGCAGATAAGAATTTGCCAAGATGAGAAGAAAACGAGGATGACATGCCGACTTCAGGGACTACAGAATTTAATCTTCAGATTGATGATATAATTGAAGAGGCCTTTGAGCGCTGTGGACTCCAGACGCGAAAGGGATATGACTTAGAAACCGCTCGCCGTTCATTGAACATCATGTTTGCTGAATGGGCTAACCGCGGATTGAACCTCTGGAAAATTACCGAGGGATCTAAAACATTAGTGGCGAGTCAGCCAAGTTACAATTTTTCTTCAAACGAGGAGCAGGGCATCATTGACATTCTCTCAGCAGTTGTCAACAATGGAACGAACGACTATGCGGTTGATCGCATCAGCCGTATGTCTTACCTGGACCTTCCCAAGAAAACAGAAACAGGACAACCATCGGAGTGGTATTTTGAAAGAACATTGGTGCCAACCTTGTATGTCTATACATCTCCCGATGACACGAAAACCTACACATTTAAATATTATGCCTTGCGTCGTATTGAAGACGCGGGAGCCTACAGCAACACTACTGATCTTCCTTTCCGTTTTATTCCAGCGATGGTGTGCGGATTAGCTTACTATATCGCTATGAAAAGAGCGCCTGATCGTATACAATTACTCAAACAAGTGTATGAAGAAGAATTCGCCCGAGCTGCAGCAGAGGATGCAACCAGGGCCAGTATTCATCTTGTTCCTGCACAAGGATATTTGGGAGGATTCTAATGGCATTTGCAAAAGGAAAACACGCACTGCGAATTTCAGACCGAAGTGGAGTAGCATTTCCGTATTTGGAAATGCGCAAGGAATGGAATGGATATATTGTTCATAAATCGGAATACGAACCGAAGCAACCACAGCTCGGTCCTTTTCGCATTGGCAATGATCCCATCGCCCTTCGTGATCCGAGGCCCGCGCGCGTAGCGCCCGCGGTACCCGTGATACTGCCGTTGAACCCTTTTAGAACCACAGCAAGTGATACGACCATTACAGTTTATTCTCCCGATCACGGGAGATCTACAGATGATGTTGTTAGATTCAGGAATTCCTCAACGGTTTTTGGAATTTTGGCATCGGAAATTGATTTAGCTGATGGATATACTATTACAAAGGTAGATGGTAATTTTTATACTTTTGTCTCTACAACGGCCCCAAGCATAACAGGTGAAGCTGGTGGAGGATCAATAAGCGCGGGACCAGTAACAATTACGGCGTAACATGGCAACATTAAGCGAAATTCAAACAGACATACGGAATTATACCGAAGTCACCAGCAATGTTCTGACTGATTCTATCATAGGGACGATGATAGATAATACTGAAAAACGTGTTTTTCGGACTATTGACCTGGATGTTTCCCGATCCCATCAAACAGGAAATTTAACAAAGGACAATCCTTTTCTTTCAATGCCAGGCAACATTTCCACTACTTTTATTAGTGTGGATTGGATTCAGGTTTTAGACAGTGCTGCGAATAGAAGCTATTTAATTCAAAAAGATTTGTCTTTTCTTACAGAATATAATAAGAATAGAAATACATCGGGCGTACCTAAGTATTATGGAAACTGGGATAATGATACTATTTACCTCGCTCCCACCCCAAGTTCGGGACTTACAGTAGAACTTGCTTTAAATAAGATGCCGGATAGCCTAAAGGACGCGGGAGCCTCAGGCTCAACTTGGTTGAGCACGAATGGCAATGATGTTCTTCTTTATGGATGCCTGGTGGAAGCTTATAAGTTTTTGAAAGGACCTGCTGAGATGTTGCAGATGTACCAACAATCTTTTCAAGAGGCGATGAAAGTATTTGCCCTTGAGCAACAGGGACGACGAAGACGAAGTGAATATTTTGATGGAGTCTTGAGAATACCTCTTGAGTCTGCACAACCATAACTTTTAAGGAGAAACTATGGCTATTGAACAATGTGTTGTCAAATCGTTTAAGACCGAAATATTAAAGGGCTTACAGGATTTAACCGCATCTACTGGCAATTCTTTCAAATTAGCGCTTTTTGACTCTGAGGTCACGTTGAATAATACAACGACGATTTATGATACCACAGATGAAGTGAGTAATTCTGGAACGTATAGTGCCGGTGGCGGAGCTCTCACTGTTGTCGCGACCTTTCCTAAATTGGATAATACAACTGCTATTGTCGATTTTGCGGACGTGTCTTTTACCTCGGCAACGATATCAGCTCAAGCTGCGGTAATTTACAATAACTCAACTGTAACAGGTTTAACGACCAATGCTGCAGTGTGTGTATTAGATTTTGGTGGAGTTAAATCTTCCACTGCTGGAACTTTCACAATTTCATTTCCTGATGCTGAAGACGATAGTGCTATCTTAAGAATAGCCTAGTAAAGGAGGCTTAGATGGCCAGTATTCAAGGCTGGGGACGTGAAACGTGGGGCTCAGGTGCGTGGAGTGAATATGCGCCTATTAATGTCACAGGTCAAAGCGCCACAGCTACTGTAGGTACTGGTTCAAGCGTTTCCACTGATCAATTTATTGTTGTCACCGGACAGTATTCCACTGCCACGGCGGGGGATGCTACGGCAGCCGGTATTGCTTTTGTTGTTGCTGATGGACAATACGCAACTGCGTCCACAGATGACGCCATCTTATCCACATCTCAAATTATTTCTGTCACGCTAACTGACGAAGAAGAATTAACTGCAAGTTTAGGGGACACAACTGAAACCGGAACCAGGACTACGGGCTGGAACCGTGATACTGATATTAATACCGGCGCGGCTATCGGCTGGGGCGACCAGCAATGGGGCGCTGTTGGAATTACACAAAGCGTTACAGGTCAATCTGCTACAGCAAGCACCGAAGATGTAGCCTCCGTTACAGGAGACGCTAATCAAACTCCAGATTCCCAGGTTGCTACCTGGACTATTGGAACTTATTCAGTTTCAGGGGATAACAATATTACTATTGTTGCTTCTCCTGAGCACGCTCTTACGGCTTCTACTGACGATGTCACTGTAAACATTTTCATTGACGCGGTGACCACTGGCCAAGCCATGACGGCTTCAGTGGGTGACGCTACGGCTCCGGCCCTGGCACAGCCTACAGGGGTGGAGGCAACGGCATCAGCCGGGGATCTCACCCAGGAGACCATTTATACTCTCACGGGCGTGAGCGCCACGGTGAGCCTCGGACAGGAAGGTACCAGTGGGGGGGCCGCTGTAAGCGTAACTGGAAATCAGTTGACTTCCTCAGTGGGTAGTTTAAGAATAACCAATTGGTCCATCGTAGACGACAGTCAAACTGCGGATTGGAAAAATGTATCCTTGGCTGCATAAAATGTTTTCATTTATTAATAAAAGGTGTTAAATAACAAGCTATGCCCTCAACATACTCGACAGGATTAAGAACAGAATTACAAGTTACAGGAGAAAATTCAGGAACCTGGGGAACCATTACCAACACTAACTTTTCCCAAGTTTTTGAATTCGCCATTGCAGGCGTTTACGCCAAGACATTGACGGATGCGGATACGACTCTTACCAATACCGATGGCCCTCAAACACAGGCTAATAATGAAGCACGGCAGAATACCCTTATTCTTTCCGGGACTCTGACGGCTGCTCGTGTCGTTCAATTCCCTGCGACTCAAAAAACTTACATGATTTATAATAACACCGGCGGTGGTTATAATTTAACTTTACGTTTGGGAGCTGCTGGAAATACGATGACCGTGGTCAACGGAAAAATGCGTATTGTCGCAACGGACGGAACAAACTGGTATGATGTATTCAGTTTAGCTGGATTAGGAGAGTCATGGGTGGCAAAAACAAATTCTGATTCCCCTTATACAGCTTCAGATGGTGATAATATATTTTGTGATTGCTCAACAGGAGCCATTACTATAACTTTACCATCGTCTCCTTCAATTGGAAATCAAGTTAAAATTGTTGACGGAGATGGAAATGCGGCCACTAATAATATTACGGTTGGGCAAGGCGGGGAGCCTATTCAAGGCGCGGCGTCTGATCTTACCATTTCTACTAACAATGCTGGAATTTCTCTGGTATATTATGATGGCACACAAGGGTGGAGGTTGAAATATAACGACTAATGGCTAACTTACAAGATTTAACAAATAGAAGCGAAGTAGGCGCAATCAAGCCTTGGGGCAAATCAACAGCCCCTGCTGGCTATGTACTATGCGACGGGACGGCTATTTCAAGAACCACTTACGCTGATCTCTTCGCCATAATTGCCTCAACCTATGGAGCTGGAAACGGATCAACGACTTTCAATGTTCCCGATCTTCAAGGCAAGATGCCTCAAGGATATGATGGCAGTACTTACAATCTGGCTGGAACGGGAGGCGCGAACACCGTGACGGTGTCCGTGACGGACAACCAGTCGGTGTCAAGCACGGACACTTTGGCCGTATCCGTGACGGGATCCATTTCCAATACCTCACTTTCAACGGCTCAACTGGGCAGTCACACTCATACCTACAGCGCTTTTAACTACAATCCAGAGCATGGCGGGCACGGCGCGGATGGAGCTTCATCACTCACATCGAAGGGTTCGGGATCTGCAGGATCTGGAACGGGACATACCCATTCTCATACCTTGTCTGGTACATTGACGGGGAATATAACGACTTCCTTAACAGGAGCCGTAACCGCTTCAGGAACAAATGCTTTTTCACCGTACGTGGTGGTCAACTACATCATAAAACACTAGGGGTAATAATGGCGACACAGATTGTAATATCAAATGAAGATTATG